ACACCGCAGGACTTATCGGGGGCAGCGGCGATCACGGGCCCGGCGCGACTAACGGCCACTGGCGAGAGGCTGACTGGCTGTTCTGCACAGATGGAAAGTGGAGGCCAGTTGAACCCGGCACATTCCCGCTGGCTCATGGGCTTGGATCGCGCATGGGACGATTGCGCGCCTACGGAAACGGCATCTGTCTTGAAGCGGCGCAGGCCGTCATTGAGAGCTTTCTGGATTGCAGGCCATGACTAACTGGCCGTTCGGACTTTTGCAGCGCCACCATTACGGGGTGATCTACGCTGACCCGCCTTGGGCATATCAGACGTGGGGGCGTGGCGAGGTTGTGCCCCAGCGTGACAGCATCGAGCAGCACTATCCTGTCATGAATGTTGAGCAGATGGCAAAGCTACCTGTCGCCAATCTCGCCCGCCTGAATTGCGCCCTGCTCATGTGGTCCACCAGCTCACACACGCCACAAGCGTTCTGGCTGGCTGAGCAGTGGGGCTTTCGGTTTGCGTCCAAGGCGTTCACGTGGGCCAAGCTCAATAAGCGATGGGCAGAGCACGACGACGACGGGCCCGGCAATTCCAAGCTCTGGTTTATGGGCATGGGTCACGGCACACGTCGCAACACTGAGGATTGCTGGCTGTTCACCCGCGGCCAACCCAAACGGCTCGACAAGGGGGTGCGCGAGCTGATCGTGTCGCCCATTCGCGAGCACAGCAGAAAGCCCGACGAGGCTTATCATCGGATCGAGCGCCTGTTCGCTGGTCCATATTGCGAGCTATTCAGCCGCACCAACCGCCCCGGCTGGGACGCATGGGGCAACGATCAAGGAAAGTTTGACCATGAATTTCAGTGACGCACTGAACGAAATCAAAAAGGGCCACCGCTTGCAACGCGCGGGCTGGAACGGCAAGGGCATGTTTGTTTTTCTGGTGGCCGGGTCCGTGTTCAAGGTGAACCGCGAGCCGCTGCTGTCCATTCTGGGCGAGGGCACAGAGGTCCAATATCACGGCCATATCGACATGCGCACTGCTGACGGCACCATTGTCCCGTGGCTGGCGTCGCAGACTGACCTGCTGGCCGAGGACTGGCAAATCGTGCGCGATCTGCCCGCATGAGCTACAGCCGCGAAGCCGACGAGATAATCGCTGAGCTGCGCGACTGCAAAACCGTGGCTGAGGTGGACGCAAAGGCAAAGCAACACGCCCGCGCTGTCCACCTCATGTCCCTCGATCCCGCGCTCAAGGTGCGGGCCATTCACATCAAAAACATGGCCGCTTATCAGCGGAAAATGATCAGAAAGGGCTGGATCAATGGACGATAAAACAGACTTTGCTCGCCTCGAGCGCACGACATATGGGCAGTGCCTAGTCACAATTCAGGCGGAATCCAAGGGCGATGGCGAACCTTGGGGGCCAACAATTCGCATTCGTTTGGCCGAAGCGCATGGAGTTGTGCCGGAAATTACGCTTGGCCCTTGGTCAGACGATGAGGAAGGCTGGGCCCATGTCGAAAAGAAAATGGCTGAAATGGATCTGCAATCTGCTGCTGATGAGATCGCATCAATGATGGGCGGCATGATGGGCGGCGCCGACTGATGGCAGGTAGTTTGAACAGGGTGCAGTTGATCGGAAATCTTGGGCGCGACCCCGAGGTGCGTACGTTCAGCAACGGCAACAAGGTGTGCAATTTCAGTGTCGCCTGCTCGGAAAGCTGGAAAGATCGCAACACAGGCGAGCGCAAGGAAAAAACTGAGTGGGTCAACGTGGCGATTTTCAGCGAGGGCCTGATCCGCGTCTGCGAGCAGTATTTGCGCAAGGGCTCAAAGGTCTACGTCGAGGGCAAGTTCCAAACCCGCAAATGGCAGGACCAGAGCGGGCAAGATCGCTATTCGACAGAGGTGGTCATTCAGGGCTTTGGTGGGCAGTTGATCATGCTCAGCAAGAAGGATGGCGGCGGCTCTGGCGGATCGAGCGGCGGCGGTTATGGCAACGACTCGGGCGGCTACGGTGACAACGGCACGTCTGGGGGCTATAGTGGTGGTGGATCAGGCGGCGGTGCTGGCTCTGATCTGGACGACGAAATCCCATTCTGAGGTGCGCATGGGCCGATCTGTGACACGAATGACCATTTACGACGCGCTGCACTATGACGAGTCAACGCGCGATAGGCTGATGGCCAGCTATCCCCGCCATGTGCGCCGGGCCCGCGCGATGGGCCTGCCTGCGATTGGCGAGGGCGCCGTGTTTCCGATCGAGGATGAGTTCATTTCTGTGCCGGGGTTCGATGTTCCCAAGCACTGGATGGAGATCGGCGGCATCGACTTTGGGTGGGATCACCCGACAGCCGCGGCGCGACTGGTGTTTGACCGGGAAACAGAGACGACGTTTCTTGTGGACACCTATCGCAAGCGGCAAGATACGCCGCTCAATCACGTCACAAAGCTCAAGGGTTGGGGCTCGCACCTGCCGTTTGCGTGGGGCCTCGAGGGGCACCAGACCAAGCTGATCGACAATCCAGAGGCTCAGCAAAAGAAGTTTCGCAAACACGGACTGCGGATGCTGGACAGCCACGCGACCTTTGACACGGGCGGCGTCGGCCTTGAGCAGGGTGTGCAAATGATCCTCGAGGAAATGCAGACGGGAAAGTTCAAGATATTTGAGCACCTGACCGATTTTTTCGAGGAAAAGAACAGCTATCACCGCCACAAATCCGACGACGACAAGGTTGCCAAAATTAAGCCTGTCCATGACGACATTCTCGACGCCGTGCGATACGCGCGAATGATGATGCGGTTTGCGGTTCCTGTGAGCTGGCGCAAGCGACATGGCGGCAGGCCCGTGCCAAAGAAGCGCAGCGGCGGGCGCGACACCCGCGACATTTTCGGGGATTGATATGCCAAGAGTTACAGTTTCCGAGCTTTCCCTGTCCAAGGTCTGGCATGTTGTCCGCCACATGCGGGCCTCAGACTGGACGGAAATCAGCAACCTTGTGCCGCGGGCCGTCTGCACGGTGGACGGAATCGCCATGATGGTCATGCAACACAGTGCTGTCGGCTTTGTTCTCGAGGTGGATGAAAATCCGGCGCTTGTCGTGCAACTCGTCCAGAAGCACGAGGGCTGCTGGTCGGCGGGCCTGTTCGCAACCGATGATTTCCCCCTGTGCTGGCGGTCTGCGCTCAAGGAAATCCGCGAGATCGTGGTTCCAACCCTGCTCGAGGCGGGTGCGCGGTATTGCGAGGCCCATGTTTTGGCCGATAATCTGCCCGCTCAGGCCATGCTCGAGCGCGTGGGTTTCCGCCGCAAATCCGAGGTGCTGACAAATTACGGCGCTTTTGGTAAAGATTTCATAATCTACGCAGTCACCAGAGAGGAATTGAGCGATGTGTATGGGCGGGCCAAGTGTGCCAGAGGCAAAACCACCGATTGATGCAAACGCAGAGGCTGCGCAAAAAGCGTATGGCCGGGCGCGGCAGCGACGAGCTGATGCGATGGACGAATCCGACACCGATGTTGTTGGTTCTGTGCTCGCTGGGGCGAAGAAACCGCAGGTCAGCACCCAGCTCAAATCTCTGATGGGAGCATAAGCCGATGGAATACACGCTCGAGCAGATGATCCAGATGCAGTGGACCGCGGCCAAGGCCGAGCGTGGACGCCACGAGAAAGAGCATCGCCATATCGCCCGCTATATTCGCCCTCAGTTGGCGGAATTTTTCACGGACGGCAAGCAGTCGGACAAGCGCCCAGCAATCGAAATCCTTTGGGACGACACCGCAATTCAGGCCAATGACACATGGGCCCGCGGCGTCAACAGCATGACCCACAACCAAGCGACGGACTGGTTCAGCTACAAGGACGAGGATCCTGTCGTCATGCGCGACGGCGAGGCCGCGCCGTGGTTTGCGATGGTCAACGATGATCTGCGGCGCGAGCTGCGCAAGGGCGGTTTCTATGCTGCGGCCCTGCATCGCCTCAAGGACATTGGCGGCTTTGGTTTCGGCGCCCTGTATTCCTACGAGGACGACAACAAAGGGCACCTGAGCTTTGAGCACGTTCCCGCGCCTGAGTGCTATTTCACGCTCACCCGCGACAGTCTTTGTCGGACATTCCTGCGCCCGCTGAACCTGACGGCTATTCAGGCCGAGGAGCGCGGGATCGACGTGTCCAAGTGTTCGCAGGCGGTGCAGGATGCTCTGCGCGATCGTCGGCAAGACACGCAGTTTCTGTTTCTGCACTTCGTCGCGCCGCGCAAGGATTTGCCGGATGCGGTCAAGGGCAACCATGATTTCGTGGGTGTCTATTTCGAGGTGCAGACGAACAAGGTGGTCAACCAGCACGGCTTTCACGACATGCCGTATCATGTGCTGGTCTGGGACCCGATCCCGCAGACGCCATATCCGACAGGCATTGGCTACATAACCCTGCCGGAAATTCGCAACCTGAACGCCCAGCGCAAGAAGTTCGACCGCATTCTCGACAATGAAAGCGACAGCCCCATTCTGGCCACGTCGCAGGACGAGGGCAAAGAGCAGGCACGTCCGCAATCGGGCGAAATGATCTATTCGGGCATGAGCGGCGAGGGGCGCCGCCTCTACGATCCGCTGTATCAGAACGCGACAGGCTCGCGCATTCTCAAGGATGAAATCCAGACGAGCCAGAACAAGGTGCTCGAGGCCTTCCACAACAACCTGATGCTGATGATCGCCAACGGCCAAATGACCGCGACAGAGGTGGCCAGCCGGGACGAGAAGATCATCCAAGCGATGGGGCCTTTCATCATTCCAATGATGGCCGATCTGGAAAGCGTCCTCGATCGGGTGTTTCACTCACGGATGCGGGCCGCGGCCTATGACCCAATGCCCTCGATCTTTGACGAGGACACCGAAATGTCGGTCGAGTTGCACGGCATTCTGGCCAAGGCTCACAAGAAACTAACCGCCGCCAATATCACCATGTTCTACAGCGAGGCGCTGGGCACGGTGGGGCAGGTCGCACCAGAGGAGGTGCAGGGGCTCAATCACCGCGAGGCGCTGCGCCACATGGGCGAGGCCCGCGCGATCCCGCAGGGCATCATCCCGACAGACGACGAGCTGAAAGCCCGCGAGGAACAAGCCGCCGCCGCCGCTCAGCAGCAGATGATGATGGAGCAGGCGCCGGGCATGGCCAAGGCCGCAAAGGATGGGGCTGACGCTATGGCTGCGCTGGGTGGAGCAGGTCAGGGCGGCGTGGCGCTCGCACCATGAGGGCCGTGATTCGATGGTTGCGCGGCCAATACACGCGCGAGGCCATTCAGCAGGCCGTCGCTGAGGACTTCAAAGCCACCTTCGAGGCCAAACATGCGGGGCGCGTCCTAGAGGACCTGCGCCGTTTCTGCATGGTTTACGACACAACGCACGTCGCGGGCGACAGCCACGCCACGGCGATCAATGAGGGCAAGCGGCAGGTTTACCTGCACATTGTCAACATGCTCGAGGTTCGCCCCGAGGAAATCCAAACCCGAAAGAAGGAAAACCGTGATGAACGTGATGATGAGCGGCCCGCACTGGCCGACGATTAACTTTGCACCCGATGATGGCGCTGGCTCAGGCGGCGCCCCCGGTGGCGACAACCCGCCCGCAGGCGCGACACCCCCGTCAGGTGATACGCCGCCAGCCGATCCCCCAGCTACACCGCCCGCAACGCCCCCCGCTGATCCGCCTGCCACCCCGCCCGCAGGCCAAGAGCCGCCGAAAGACCCGCCTGCGGCCAGCCCTTGGGGTGAAATGGACGACGAGCTCAAAGATTTCGTGGGTGACAAATCCCCCGCCGACGTTGCTAAGGAGCTCAAGGGCGCTCAGACCCTGCTGGGCAAAAAGCAGATCGGCATTCCCAGCGAGGAATCCACGCCCGAGGAGTGGGCCAAGTTCCACGAAACCCGCGGCGTCCCCGGCAATGCCGAGGGTTATGACTTTTCCGCGGTCAAGGACGATCTACTCAAAGACATTCCCGAGGATCAGCGCGAGGGCGCATGGGATGAGGGCGAGGAAAAGCGTTTCCGAGAGATCGCAAAGGCCGCAAACCTGTCTACGACTGAGGCGTCCGAGCTGCTCAAACGCGAGCTAGGCTATCGCATGGAGGCTCAGGGGAAGGTGGCCAAGGAATCGGCTGACGCCGCCAAGGCAGCGCAGGACATGATCACCGAAAACTGGGGCAATCGCACTGAGGAATACACTCAGGACGCCAACAATTTCGCCCGCCACATGGGGCTGGGTGACGACGTGATCGGCGCCATGCAGAAACTGGCTGGTGTCAATGCCGAGGCCCGGTTCAAGCTGGTCGATTTCATGCGCGAGCAGGGCGCTCTGCTGCGCGAGGGCGGTCAGCCGGGCAAGACGAGCGGTGGCGCTGTCCCCGCGAGCGGCATGTCCGCCGATCAAGCGCGTCAGGCAAAGACGCAGTATCTGGCCCAAGGTGACAACCAAAAGGCCTATATGGACCCGACGCACCCTAATCACCAATCTGTCACGGATCAGGTCACGCAGTATCTGCGGGCTGAGCGCGGCATCAAGTAACCCAACCCGAAAGGACACAGACCAATGGCAAACGAATTTGTCGAAACGATCCGCGCGGCTGTCGCGCAACTGGACCCCGCCGCAGATGCGGATTGGACCGAAAAGGGCCTGCCCAACGTGAACCGTGTGCGCGACATTACCGACGATGCGTCAATCACTCGCGCCGACATTCAGGCGGCACTGCCTGATTTGACACGGACCAGCGCGGGGGAGGCCAGCACCAATGCCGAGGAAGAACAGGCCACCGACGACACAGCGGCAGAGACCCAAGCGGGCGACACGCAAAAGCAAGCAGGTGAAGCTGGCGCCGACAACGCACCAGCACCTGACAGCGAAACAGATCAGGAAGATGCACCGCAGGGCGGCAAAGCTGGCGACGTTGTTTCAGAGCCTGACATGAGCATGGGCGATTTCATGGCTCGCGGGCTGCTCATGTCCGTCATTCTGCGCCTGCCCAACCCCATGCGCGTCATGGCCGACAAGGACATGCTGGACGATATGTGCGCCTTTGTTGACCAGTGGGAGCTGCCCGAGGAGCGCATGGTCGCGGTCGAAATGATCAAGTCGATCAGCGAGGCCCGCATGTCGGAAATCCCCAGCGGCCACTACAAGGGCCGGGTGCTGGCAGCGATGGACGTTGTTCGCGGCGATCTGGACCATATTCGCACGGGCGTCGCGCCTGCTGATGATCAGAAAGCCGCGGCGGCGCGTCTGGCCCGCCTGACTGGGCAAGCTGCCGCCCCTGTGCCGGGTTCTGAAATGAAATCTGCTCTGTCCGGCGCGTCGGACGATCAGGCAGAGGCCCATGCTCGCCTCTATGGCGGGCCGACTGACGGGGTTCGCTCCGCCGACGAGTGACGAGGGCGTTAGCGTCGAGCGACGGGGGGGTGCGGTTTGATGGGGCCGCGCCCCTTTTTCGTGTCTGATCTCAGGATTTTGCGTCGGCAACACGTCTGTTGACGAAATATGGCCTCTGCGGCTATATCTGGGGGCACAAGGTCCAATAGAAAGCGGGTAGCCTCGAGGGGTCCGTTGTCGAATGGGTAGCCTAGCCAGCATCTATTTTGCAACTCAACGAGGTTTCCAATGGAAAACGACACCATTGATCTCACGCAGATCGAGATCAACTTTCAGGAACGGACCAACATGCGGGCGCAGCAGCTCGTATCGCTGACCGAGCCGTTCATCACCTACGTCGGCGGCAAGGGCCGCGAGACGAAAACCACTTTCTGGGGCCGCAACAAGCTCGAGCAGAAGTCGCAGCGCCACGCCAGCTACCCGCAGTCGGAAACTCCGCGCGAGGCCTACTGGTTTGGCTCCATGCACTTCTGGAAGAAAGAGCCGCTTGACGGTGACGACGCCCTGCACGAGGCGACTGATCCGGCGACTGGCCTTTCGGAAGTGTGGGCCGCAGAGGCCGCGCGTGAGAAAGACCGCCTGTATATCAACGCCGCGATGGGCGCTGCATACAAGGGTCGCTATGGCCAGACCGAGGCTGAGCCTCTGCCTGCCGCCCAGATCATCCCGCACGGCAACACGGGCCTGACCCCTGACAAGGTGCGCACCGCAGTTCGCATGATCCGCCGCGCGTTCCCGAACCAGATGGACCCGATCTGCACGTTTGTTACGGGCTATCAGGTCTATGAGGACCTGATGGGCTTCGACAGCGTGGCGTCGCGTGACTACAACGACCGCCCGCCGCTGAAAGACCTCGAGCTGTCCTACTACTTCGGCAGCTACTTCAAGATGATCGAGGACACCGCGGATTTCCATCCGCAGGACGCGGCCAACACGGTCGAGTGGGACCCGATCATCAAGTTGACCGAGGACGGTATCAGCTCGGGCACTCACATTCGCCACTGCGTCATGTGGGTGAAATCGGCCATGCGGGGCAAGAAAGATCGTGAGATCATCACGAAAATTCACGACGAGTCGAAAGACCACGGCCCCGACGCGAAGTCGATCACCTGTGATTTCAACGAGGGCGGTTCCCGTGTGAACCCGCTGGGCGTTGTGATCATCGAATGCGCCGATCAGTCACCTCTGGTGACTGTGTAACGTAACCGCTGGGGGCCTTCGGGCCCCCGCAATGCAACAGAAAGACGAGGTTAAAATGACCGCTCTTGCTACACGACTTGGCGCATTGGTTGGGGCCGCAGCTACCTACAAGGGTATCTCGGTTCATATGGCCAAGGCGCTTGACTACAACCACGCAATGTCCACCGCGCGGCACCCCTACGATCTGGGTGACGGGCAATTCGCTCGCGGGCAAATGTCCTGCACTGACGCGATTTTCGTGGCCACTTCGGCTCTGGCCGACGGCGACAAAATCCTGATGGGCGAATGGGGCACTGGCCAGCGTTTCCGCTCTGTCGATTTCAAGCGCACTGTCGCTTTCGCCGCGCCTGCCGAGCAGACCGCCGCGGAGTATTTCGACAACAACAAGCTGGGCTTTACGGG